CAATATATTATTGATAATTTTTTAGATATTCAAGATAAATTGTCTGACAAAAATTTAACTTTAATTCACGGTGATGTAAAATCAGCAAATATATTTTATGATAGAAATATTCCTTATTTTATTGATTGGCAGTATATTGCACATGGAAAAGGTGTACAAGATCTTGTGTTTTTTATGATTGAAAGTTTTGATATACAATCAATGAAAAAATATAAAAGTTTGTTCAAAGAATATTATTATATTAAGATATTAGAAGCAAATATTAATTACTCGCGAGAAGATTATGAAAAAGATTTTTTATATGCTAGTTATTATTTTCCATTTTTTGTTAGTATCTGGTTTGGCACTATAAATACGGATGAATTAATAGATAAGAATTTTCCGTTTTTTTTCATCCAACAATTATATAATTTTTATATTATATAAAAAAAATAATCTAAAAAAGAAATTAAAAAAATTTGATTTTTATATTATTTAAAGATAACATATATATATAAGTATGTCCATAGACCCGAAATATTATAGCGAAAATGTGAAATCTATTAAAAGGATAGATTTTTGTGTTTTTACTAATAAAGAAGTAAAAATGCACTCTGCTGTTAGTAATGATCCTTTTGGTATTAATTTACCAGAGTCATATGAAAATTATGAGCCAAAAAAGGGTGGATTGGTAGATTTGCGTTTAGGTACATGTGATATATATTTACCTTGTACAACATGTGGTTTAAATTCTATAGACTGTCCTGGGCATTTTGGTCATACAGAATTAGCTGAGCCAGTTTTTCATTATGGATTTTTATTACATTTAAAATCTTTATTACAGTGCATATGTCTTCAATGTTCTAAAATTCTTGTTGATAAAGTTGATACATTATTTAAGAAAGCACTTAATAAGAAAAGCGAATCAAGGTTTAAGGAAATGAAAGCTTTAACAAAAAATATAACTTACTGTTTTAATTGTGGTACACCTGTTGGTAAAATTAAAAAAGAAGAAAAAGAAAGCACATGTTCATTAAAATTAATATTAGAAAGGGAAGTTGGTATGCAGCTTGTTGATGAGAAAACAGGTGAAGTAACAGATTCAGTTAAGAAGATTTTAAGAGTATTATCAGCAAGAGATTGTTATAATATATTTAAAAATTTATCAGATACTGAATGTTTTTTACTTGGTTTTAATCCTAAACAGGTTAGACCAGAGGATTTAATTCTTACAAGATTTCCAATTCCACCAGTTATTATTCGACCAACAGCTAAGATTGATTTTTTACAATCAAGTACTATGGAAGATTCATTAACTTTGAAAATTGCGGATATTATTACAGCTAATAAAAGAATTAGAACACAAATGGACAAAGAAGTTGTTTCTAATGAGTTATCAAATTATAATCAAGATATTACAAATTTATTGCAATATCATGTGGCAACATACTTTGATAATGAATCATGTACACTTCCTAGATCAGAATTTAAAACAGGTGGAAGACCAACTAAATCAATATCTGATCGTATTAAAAGTAAACACGGGCGGGTAAGAAGTAACTTAATGGGTAATTAAACAGGTAGGATCTGTTTGCGACTTGCTCATAACAGATAGCTGCTGTATTGGTTAATGATGATACCAATATAGGAAAACAGTGTAACATCATTCATGATATAACTATCTAGTATTTTAGTTTTATTAGTTAAAAAACAAAATGCGACACTTCCAAATTGCGGGAATCCCTAATTATTATTGAATATTAATATACTACTTATATAATGAAAGTTATATAAGCAACTTCGCTGAAAGGCGTTGGTATAGTCAAAATTATTAATATTTAGATTGAAAAATCTGTTAGATAATCCGCAGCCAAGCTCCTAAGTGTTTTAACATATGGAGAAGGTTCAGAGACTAGATGGTAGTGGGTCTTATAGGCTTAAGGTATAGTCCGAGTTTCCGTGAGGAAATGTGTAGGCGCCGTCCTAACCTAAGTTTCTATTTAGAAATATGGTGAAGGTGTTCTTATTATTTTTAAAAATAATAAGAATTAGAATAATTTGTGCAGATTATTCTAACCGATTCGAAGAGAGTAGATTTTAGTGCACGTTCAGTTATTACTTCAGATCCATATATTAACATTGATGAGGTGGGGATACCTAAGAAAATTGCTATGGAGTTGACTATTCCCGAAGAAGTAACACCATCAAATATGAAATATTTGACTGACTTGGTTAAAGTAGGTAGAGATGGTTATCCAGGAGCTAATTATGTATATAGAACAATTTATAGAGATGGTAAAGCTGAAATTCAGAAAATTAATTTGCAATATAGAAAAAAAGCAATAAAGTTAAATATAGGGGATATAGTAGAAAGACATTCAATTAACGGTGATTGGGTGTTGTTCAATCGTCAACCAACGCTGCATAAACCATCTATGATGGGTCACAAGTTGCACGTACTTGACAGGGACGACGCACATACGTTTAGAGTGAATGTCTCAGTTTGTGGACCTTACAATGCAGATTTCGATAAACTTCACTGTCGAAAACAGGGGGCATGAAAAGTGTGAAACCCTCTAGTTTTTTATACTTTGTAGTATAAAAAGCGAAACACCTTGTTGCGGGAAACTCGTAAAGCATATTCTACTAAGTCTAATTAGAAATAATTAGATGGCTTCGGATAATACTCGAAGGTATAGTAAAAATGAATATGATACTTTTTAAATTTAAAAAAAATGCAAAAAAATTATTTTGTTATTATTTGATTTCAATATATGGAAGAAACAAATAATACAGGAGTAATTTATCTAGTAAAGAACACAGTTAATGATAAGAAATATATTGGCAAAGCATTTTCTTTTGTAAAACACATCAAATATCCATGTTATAAACATGGAACTGATGGCCGTTTTAAAAGACACCTTTCTAATGCAATTGGAGGAAATAATGAAATTCCTCTTTTATATAATGATATTCGTACTTTCGGAATAGAAAACTTTGAAGCAGAAACATTAGAAGTATGCTTCAAAGAAAATTTAAAAGAAAGAGAAGAACATTATATAAGAACTTTGCAAACATATAAAGATAATTTAGGATATAATATTCTTATTGGTGATAGTAAACCAGAAGATATTAATCATAAAAAAGAATATGAAAAAAGAAAGGTGGAATCTAATAAATTAAGAGCAAGCGGAGGTAAATTAAGACAATCTAATGATACACTAGATTTACCTCCAAATATTTATAAACGTAAAGATGGTTTATTTGTTCAAATTAAAATAGATTCTGTTTTATACAATAAAGCATTTCTTAGTTCAAAAGATACTGATGTTCATAAATTAGAAAAAGCAATAACATGGTTAACCAATATTAAGGAAACCTATGAAATTTAAATTTAAAAGTAATTGACAATCCGCAGTGTTACTGTCTAATATCGCTATGACAAGATATTAGATAGGCATTCAGAGACTGAACGGGTGTTGGTCATTAATGATAGGTTAGTCACCTTGAAATGGTTTAAGATACAGTCCAACCTTATATGAAAGTATATGGATAATTTCATTGGGTGATGAAATGAATATACATATGGCGCAATCAGTGCAAGCGCGTAACGAGTTAAAGCATATAGCAAACGTCAAGTTCCAGATAATTGGGGCAAAGGACAGTAAGCCAATTATTGGTTTAGTCCAGGATGGATTATCTGGTGCTTATCTGTTGACACAATCGGATGTAAAAATTCGTGGTTCAGACGTAGCGAATATGCTTTGTAATACAACATCTGAGACCAAGTTCGAGGTAGATATGAATAAATATTACACAGGTCAGGAGATTTTCTCATTCATAATACCAAAGGGTATAAATAATACAAAATATAAAGATGGGGTAGTAAAGTTAGAAATTAAAAATGGGGAATTAAAAGTGGGGGTATTAGATAAAGCATCATTATCCAAAGTAGGGGGGTCAATTATTCATTTTATTTGGGACAAATATGGACCGGAACAAACAAAACAATTTATAGATAATTCACAAAGATTAGTGTTGGCATTTTTGTACTATAGAGGATTTACATTTGGTTTTGAAGATTGTTTAATTATGGATAATGTACATCAACAAATATTAACATTGATTAAAAATAAAATATTGGAGTATAAAGTATCTTTAACACAATATGAAAACGATACAGATCAATTGGATCCTAAATTTGTAGAAGGCTTATTATCATCTGATTTATTAGCTTTCAGTTCAAATATTGGTCCAATTTTAATGAAACAATTAAATCATAAAAATAATTTATATGTATGTGTAGATTCAGGTTCAAGAGGTAATACAACTAATGTTCAACATATTATGGGTACATTGGGACAAAGACAAATGGAAGGGGTTCGAATTAAAAAAAATGTAGAAAGTCGTAGTTTACCAATCTTTCATAAAAATGATGACACACCTGAAGCTAGAGGATTTATTAAATCTTGTTTCATGGATGGCTTAGATTCAGTTGATTTTTTCTACGATGCTAAAGCTGGTAGAGAAGGTCTAATTGATACAGCTATTAAATCTGTAACATGGGAAACAGCAATTGTAATTATTGAAAACAACAAGCCAAAATATACAAAAATTGGTAAATGGATTGATGATTTATTAGATAAAAATAAAGATAATGTTCAACATTTTGAAGAAAGACAAATGGAATTACTTGATATTGAAAATGTTTTAATTTCAACTACTGATTATTTTGGTAATGTAACATGGGGGAATATATCAGCTGTTACACGTCATGATCCAGGAGAAGCATTATATGAAATCAAAACAAGTAGTGGTCGAAGTGTAATAGTAACAGAATCAAAATCATTATTAATTTGGAATTATGAAACACAACAATTCAAAGAAGAATTAACACCACAAATTAAGGTTGGTGATCATGTTCCAATTACATTAAAATTAGCAGAACCAACAGTAACTACTACTTGTAATTTTAAAACTGTTATTAATAAGTTAGAAAAAAATATCTTTCCAGATGATCTATATGGTGCATCAAATGATTTCATTAAAAAAGTATTACAAGAAGAGTTTAAAAGAAGAGCAAATATTATGGACAAATATACAATATTAACATATGATAATAGTAAAATATGTGAGGGTATTTTGATGTTATGTTCAAGATTTGGTATTTTTGGTTACCATTTTGGTGATAGAATTGCTTTTGATAAATATTATACTCAAATGATAAATAATACAATTATTAAAATATTACCATATTGTAATTATGAAGATATCTTTGAAAAATTAAATGATGTAATACTTGACAATATTACTGAAATCAATTTAATTGATGTTAAACTACATAAGAAAGTTTATGATTTGACAATTCCAACAACATTCAATTTTGGATTAGCTAATGGTCTTCAAGTTCGTGACACAGCTAAAACAGGATATGTACAACGTCAATTGATTAAAGGTTTGGAAGATTTGTCTATTAAATATGATAATACAAATAGAAATTCAAGAAATGTTATTATTCAATATGTTTATGGTGAAAATGGTATTAATCAATCATGTCAAACAGAAAATACAATTAACTTGATAAGTATGAATAATGATAAAATTGAAGAAGTATTTGGTTTCAATAAATCAGAAATGTCAAAAATTAAAGAAAAAGACTTGGATAAATTTAATAAGAAATATATAAATAAGATTAAAAAATATAGAGATGATTTAAGAATAATTCAGACAAGAGCAAATAATAACTATAAAATTTTAGAAGTAAAATATATGTTACCTGTAAACTTGTTTAGATTAACACAAGATTATTCAAATAAAAAAGAAAACTTTGAATTATCTCCTAAATATATTGATGAAGAAATAGAAAACTTGTTGAATAGTTATGATACTAAATTATTACCTGGATTAAGAGAAACAGATAAATATTTAGTTAATGATGACAGATCATTAAAATATTTACTAGAAATAGCAATTCATGATTATCTCTGTCCCAAGAAGTGTATTTTCGTATATGGTTTTAGTAAAGCACAATTTAAAAATATTTTAGAAGATATTAAAATTAGTTTTATTAAAGCATTAGTAGAACCAGGTGAAATGGTTGGTATAGTTGCAGCACAATCGATTGGTGAACCAACATCTCAGATTATTAATTTTGTCTGAAACAGGAAGCGTAAGAAAAATAACGTGATACTTCCTAGTCCATATGTAATGGGCGACATTTTCAAATTGCGGGGACCTCCTTATAATTTTACATTACCACTCATTATAGGAAACTATGATGAGGAACACGATTAATTGTCGTACCCAATGGTAAAAAGATGTAAAATGTATTTTAAAGGACAATCCGCAGCCAAGCTCCTAAGTTTAATAAGGAGAAGGTTCAACGACTAAATGGAAATGGGTTATCTTAATTGATAGCTTAAGATATAGTCTAGTCTCACTGGTAACAGTGTCTATGTTCGGAATTATTAACATTACATCATCTATTAGATGTGTTGATGATAACAAAGCATAGAAATAAACATTAATGTTTATTAGTAGTTTTAAGTTAAAACTTAACGGACATTAAATACAAAACATACAGCCGGTTCAGCAGTTGCAACAGCGACCACTTCAGGTGTACAGAGAATAGAAGAGTTATTGCATTATAGTAAAGATATAAAAACAACACAAATGAAGGTATATTTTCAGGAAGATGTATCAAATGATAAAATGAAAGCAAATAAGATTAGTTCATATTTTAAATATCTTTCAATTAAAGAGTTATTAGATTCAGCAGAAATATTTTATGTTATAGATAAGAGTTCTGATTTAAATACTATGATTGATAATGATAATGTGTCAAATCCGTTTTTCATAAATAATCAAAAAGTAGATATAGCTTCATTACCACTAGTTTTTAGATTCAAATTAAATATGGGAAAGCTACATGAGAAAGAAACATCATTATTAGATATTAAAATAAAATTTATTAGTTATTGGCAAAAGAATTTTGTAAATCTTAAAAATTTAAAACGTTTAGAAAAAGAAATATTTTCAAAAGTTACTAGATGTGCAATTTTAAGTAACAATGATAAAAATGATCAAATAATTCATATTAGATTTAATATGACAGCATTTAATTATAATATTCTTACAGAATTTTTAAAAATAATAATAACACAAATAACATTAAAGGGTATTGATAATATTACAAATATTAGCTTAACACATGAAAGAAAACTTGTTTTTGATAAAGATACAGGCGATATAGATGAAACATTTAAAGAATATATGGTTCATACTAGTGGTATAAATATGGAGAAAATAAAATATATCAAGGGAATAGATATGACTCGAACAGTATGTAATGACATATCTACAATTAAAAGATTATACGGTATTGAAGCTGCACGTCAATCCTTACTAAATGAATTTATGGATACATTTAGAGCAGGTCATGTTAATATTAATCATAATCATATGTCAGTTTTAATTGATATGATGACACATATGGGAAATATAATTTCAATTGATAGACATGGATTACGTAAAGTAGAATCAGATGTAATTACTCGTGCGTCATTTGAAAATACAATGGATCATTTTATTAATGCAGCAATTTTCAATGAGAAAGATACTTGTAATTCAGTATCATCAAGGATATTATTAGGTAAAGTTATACCTGGTGGAACTGGTGCTTTTGAATTATTATTAGATACAAATAAACTTGAGAATTCTGAATATACGAAAAATGAAACCGGAGGGAGAATTACATACTCGTTTTTGGAAGAAGAAGCATTATTTAAAGATATTACTAATCATGGATTTTCTAAGAATGACTTTTTCATTCCAGTAAATTAATTTAATTATAAAAAATTATATGTATATATATATGCAAAAAAATTTAAATATTCTTTTAATATTAAGTTTAGCAATTTTTATTTTATATAATTTATTCATTGATAATGAATATTTTACTGATAATATAAAAAAAAATGTTAAACTAACAGTTAATGATACTGTAAAATCAGGAAAAAATAATTTAGATGATGAAGATGTTGAAGATGTTGAAGATGTAGACGACGGTGAAGATGTTGAAGACGATATTATAGAAAATAAGTCTATAGATAAAAGTATAGATATTAAATTACAAAGTATGAGTAAAGAAAATAAAAATAAAGATAAACAAAATAAAAAAATAAATATTAATAATAATAAAAAAATGAAGCATATAATATTGAAACATAATGATAATAATTGTACACCATGTAATGAAAAGAAAATAAGTAATATTTTAATATTACAATCTAAAATATTTAATATTTTAACAAATAAATTTTTATTACAAAATATTTATGCAAATAAAAATTTACCAGAAATAAATATAGCCAATATTTCACAATGGATGAATAAATTTGTTAATTCAACTACAAGCTTATTAAATATTAATTTTAATGATATACAAAAAATTGTACCATTTTCAATGTTTTTATTTAATTCTGGTAGTAGTTCATCACTTGTATATTATAATAAAAAAAATAATAAACAAGAATTTAGTATTCCATCAAATAACGGAACTTTAAATTGTAATTGGATATTTATAGATGAAAAATATGAATGTTCAGTTACAACAATACCTATATCAAATATTATTAATATGATTGAAGCAGTATTTTCAATAATTAATACTAAAAGTGATATTAAAAGTAAAATTCATGCTCCAGTTAGATCTATTTTATTAAGTCAAAAAAGAGCTACTTTCAAAGGTATAATTGATAAGAGTAATTATAATCAATATATTAATAAATTTGTAAATGGTAATAGTGCAATAACTATTGATGTTACTGACATGCAAAGTCCATTTTCAATATTTTGTTTTAATTCGAATAATTCTGAAATTATATTAACATATATTAAAAATAGTAGTAGTAATCAAATATTTAATATACCATCAAACAAGAATTCTGAAAATTGTAGCTGGATATTTGTTGATCAGCTATATAATTGTTCTGTAAATATTGTATCTTTTTCACATATATATAATATGATTACAATGTTTGATTAAATAAATTTGAAAATATTAAGTGGTTTGTACTAGATTTTTTAATATTTTTAAACTATTCTTATGAGAATAGTTTAAAAATATTATTTTTTCTTATTATATATTATAAACATAAAAAAATTTATATATATATATATATATATATATATATATATATGTTAAATAATAGAGTTACAATTCAAACTGAAAATTTATTAATTTTTATAATGATTGTATTTATTTTTTCAGTAATAATAATAAGAAATTATCAAAATTGCGACTGTATTGAAGATTTTGATGATCTTATGACAAGTAATTCAGTTCAACAAAGTAGTCAAGTTCAACAAAATAGTCAAGTTCTACAAGGGCCACAAGGGCCACAAGGGCCACAAGGGCTACAAGGGCTACAAGGGCTACAAGGGCTACAAGGGCTACAAGGGCTACAAGGGCCACAAGGGCCACAAGGGCCACAAGGGCCTATAGGTTCTACAGGTTTGAGAGGTGCTACAGGTGCTACAGGTGCTATAGGCGCTACAGGCGCTACAGGTTTGAGAGGTGCTACAGGTGCTACAGGTGCTATAGGCGCTACAGGCGCTACAGGTTTGAGAGGTGCTACAGGTTCAACAGGCGCTCAGGGTTCAATAGGCGTTCAGGGTTCAATAGGCGCTCAGGGTTCAATAGGCGCTCAAGGTGATAAAGGTGATAAAGGTGATATAGGTGCTCAAGGTGATAAAGGTGATACAGGTGATAAAGGTGATACAGGTGATAAAGGTGATACAGGTGATAAAGGTGATAAAGGTGATACAGGTGATAAAGGTGATACAG